GTTAAGCAAATAGAACAACCTAAAGTCAATGTTAACCCTGGTATGACCTCTGTTAAGAAAGCAGATGTGTTTGATATGGAAGGCAATAAGATTCCAGAAGGATCAGGAATCATGGGTGGTAAAGCAGTTCCTGGAACTTCATCACGTGAAAAAGTAAAAAAAGAAGCTGTGGAAAAATATGGTTTTACCCCTAAAAAATTTGATGAGACCATGGATAGTCAATTTGATGAAAAAATAGGTGATGATTTATTAAAAGCAGAAATGGATGCTTCTAATCAAAAAGGTATTGCAGGTATAAAAAACAACAGACAAATGAATGCCGATGAGCTTGAAGATTTTGAAAATGAAATAGGTGGTAATTTAGAAGCTTATGATTTTGATGGCACAGTAGGTAGTGCAAGAAATATTTTAAAAGAACAAAAAAAATATGAAGCTGATATGTTTGCTGAATACAAATCAATAGGTGGTTCTAAAAGACCCGGTGGACCAAAAGCATCGGAAAGAGATTCTATGCCTATTAGATTAATGAAAAACTTTGAAAAAGAATTAAACGAAGTAGATTTAATGGCTGAAGGTTTTTCTAAAGATCAAGCAAACGTTTTAATAAAAGCTAGAAAAAAAATGACATCTGGTGATGAGATGAACCCTAATGAATCTCTAACAAGAGTTAAAGAAGAATTTGCAGATAACGCTGGAGTTGATGTAGATGATTTTACAGATATAGATTTTGAAATCGATGTCCCTGAATATGCAGACGGCGGACGTATTGGTTTAAAAAGTGGACTTGGTAAAGCATTTATAGAGTTTTTAAAGAACACAGGTAAGACTATGAATGATAAGAATCCAATAGATTTAGGAAAAGATTATTTAAAATATATTAAAGATGAATCTATTAAAGGCAACTCTAAAGCAGTAGCACCAGGAGTTTTGACAGTAGGTGCTGGTGGAATTTTAGCTAATAGAGTTGTTGGTAGAAAATTAGAAGAGATGAATAAAGAACAAAAGATGCAGATGTATCAAGATACTAAAAAAGAATTTATAGAACAGTACAAAAACGACCCACAGCTTTTAGAAATTATGTTAAAGAATTTAGATGACAGAACATTTGGTAAAGTAGAAGAGAAAGCTGATGGCGGACGTATTGGTTTAAAAGACGGAACTTTTGAAGATTATATGAAAGAACGAGAAAGGTTCGAAAAAGAAAGAGGTTTAGAACAATTGTATAAAGAATACCAAGAAGACTTACGTAGACAAGAAGTCGGAGAACAAAAACAAATGGCAGCTGACGGTGGACGTATTGGTTTGAAAGCAGGTATGACAAAACGTGCTTTTTTAAAACTTATGGGTGCAGGCGTTGCAGGAATAGGTGCAGTTAAATCAGGTTTATTTAGTTTAGGTAAAGGAGCCGGTAAAACTGTTGCAAAAGAAGTTGCACAGCAAACTACATCAGGTATGCCTCCCCCACATTTTTTTAAACTAGTTGAGAAGATTAAAATATTAGGGAAGGATGCAACCCCAAAATATGGAACACAACCTGGAGAAAAAGTTACAGCATACAAAGATTACACATTATCAGAAGAGATTAACTCAGGTAGAACAACAATTCAAAGATCTAAACAATCCGAGATTGATTATTACGATGAAATGTTAATGGAGGATGTTTACATGTCACATACACCTGGAAAAAGTCAAATGGATGAAACGACTAAAGGTAAAATTCCACCAGATGAGTATGTAGAAGATACTTCATATATGAGAACTAGTGGTCCTCAAAAAGGAGATATAGTGGACACAGTGGATGGTGTACCAGATGATATACTTAAAGAAGTAGAAGCCGGTAGTGGAAACGTTCCTGAGTCTTTTTACACAGGACCGAACCCAATTAAAAAAGCAGACGGTGGTCGTATTGGTTTATTTATGGGTGGTGGTTTAACAGCAGGAAAAGGATTAACTAGAGAAATGTTAAAATTTATGACTAAAGGTAGTTCAAACGCTCAAAGCCCGCTAGAAGTATTAAAACTAATGAATCCTAAACAGTTTAATAAATTATTAAACAACCCTGCTAATACAGGTAAGATCAGTCCTGCAACTGGGGAAACTGCGGAGGAAATGATTTTAGATACGATGAGTAGAACAAAAAACGATAGATCTAATATGATTGGAGATCTTATAGGAAGTGCAAGAAAAATTAAAAAAGTAGATGATGATATCATAGCTTATAAAAAGAAAATAATAAAAGATATGATGGATGGCGGTATAGATGAAAAAGAAGCACGTGGTTTTGCAGATTTAATGGCAAAAGAAATGAAAAAAGCTGCTGCTCCACAACTTACATCTTCTCCCCCTAAAATTACAGATCAAGGATTATTAGAACTAGAAAACATACAAAAGAATTTAATTACTAAAGATCGTCAGTTACAAGCAAGCGGCGGCCTAGCCTATATGTTAGGAGAATAATGAATCCTTACAAACTTAAAAATGTATTTGAATATCTAACATCTAACAACCAATTACTTAAAAAGAAATTACAACTGGGTACTAGTCAAATACCTATTCCTCCTAAAAGACAGGATGTCATAAACACAGAAGTAATAAATAGATTCAACAAAGCTAATCCTAGAGTAGACACTACAAATCTAAAACCTCTTTCAGTAAAACAATCTAATGTTAAAAAACCTGAAGAACCTAATATGAAAGTTGAAGATGATGGATTTTTAGATGAAGCTTTAGGTGATTACAACAACTACCTTGGTATGAGAAAAGCTAGACCTCCTAAAAAGAGATATAAAGAAATTCCATTTAAAAAATTTCTTGGAGAGTATTCAAAAGAAAATAGAGCCGACGGCGGACGTGCAGGTTACGAGGACGGTGGTATGTTGGTACAACCCAGTGACGACGGATCACGGCCCGGGTATAAAGGTGAGCTTACAGCAAAACAAAGACAAAAAATTATAGACGCTTTTCCAGATACTGTTTTTGATTTTGAAACATATCCTCAGTTTGGTGTTAAAAAATATTTAACAGGAGACCAAAACAAAGCAAATAAAGATTTTACTAAAGTAGATAGATTTAGAAAAAAAGGTTTTAGTTTGGAAATGGGTAAAGGTTTAAATACTCGAGGTGTGCCTTATTCAAAAGAAGGAAAAAGATTATCTATTAAAGATCAAAATATAATTAAAGCTAAGTATGATTTACCAGAAGGTATTAAAGAATGGGATTTTCAAACTTATAAATATGGAATTAAATCTGGAGGAAGAGAAAATTTATTAGCCAGAATGACACGTACACTTGCAAAAAAAGGAACATGGACATTAGCTGCTGATTTTGGAAATGCTAAAGGTTGGATGATGGCACAGATGCAAAGAGTTTATAAAAATGAAACCGAATCCGTTATTGGGCCTGATGGAGAACCAACAGGTAAACGAAAAGTTAAAAAAGGTGTAAAACTAACCTATGATCCAAAGTATGCAGAAATAAATGGACAAGATAGAATTGTAGGTTTTAAAGATAACACTGCAGCAGGTCAACGTAAGACTTATTATGGTTTAGCTAAGTATACTAAAAAAGGTTCGGGCGATTGGACTCAACATGGTGATTGGAAGTTAAATAATAAATTAATTGATATAGCTAAAAGAGCTAAAAAAGCTCCTAACGAAGTTATTATGGGTTTATTAAAAGACAAAACTTTTAAAGGAAATAACTTACAATTAAGTCATTTAATACATTTTCTTTCAGGAACTGAAGCAACCTCAAAAGCAATTATAGCAAATGCAGTTGTTAGACATCATAATTCTGGTGTTAAGTTTGGCAGTGCAACTAATGACCTTAGTTTAACAACAGCCATAGTAAATAAAAGAATTGTAGAAGCTGAACAAAGAATTGCAGCAAATAATATCTTACCAGAAGATGTACAATTGTTAAAAAATAATAATGTGTATGTTAGAAGTGCAGATAATAAATTATATGGGGCCGGTAAAAAATCACCCATAGGTCAATTTAAACAAATAGAATCTTCGGTAGTAAATGCTTTAGAAACAGGCGTAGATTTTAAAGGTAATAAATTTAAAATGGCAGATCTTAAAAGATATGTAGCCGCGTTAGGTGGAGGAGCGTGTTCCGTGTTTAATGGTAAGAAAGCAGATGGCGGACGTATAGGTCTTGCAACAGGAACCCCTAACATGGATGATTGTTATAAATCAGGAACGGCAGTTATAAACTCCGGTAAAGTTCCCATAGATAAAGCTGATGACTTCGCTCAAGTTTTAAAAAGAGCAGGTACTCTTGGAAAAAATATCATGAGAATTGGTATTATACCAGAAGCATTATACGCTACTGCAGATTCATTAATAAGAGTCGGTATGGGAGATACTTTTAAAGAAGCGGGACTAAGAGCAACCGATTATTTATTACCTGGAGATCAAACTAAAATTGCAGAGATGAGTAAGGTTTCAAGAGTATTTGGTGATACTACAGGTGAGCTTGTAGGAAGAACTATTGATTATAAAAATCAATTAGCAAAGATAAAAAGTCTAGAAGAACAAAAATCAAGTTTTGAAAACTTATCAGATGGTGGAGAGTTTAGTTACATAGGAGATCTAAGTGGTGATGTTAATAATACTGAAAATTTACTTTCACAAGCAAAGAATGATTTAGATAATAAATTTAAAATATCAGAAGCAGAACAGCTGTATGCTGAAAGAAAACAAGAAGAGGCATATGATGCAAGTTCAGCTAATTCTTTGATTTCAACAATAAAAAGAAAATATGGAAATTCATCAAATGATCTTAATGATATAGAAACATTAGCGGCACCTGAAAAAACTCAAATGCAATTAAATTTAAATATGCTACCCCCAGTACCTAGAGATTTTATGAGGGTAACAGATAATGAGTTAACAGATTATATCAATAGAGAAAATGTAAGAAGTGGTGAAAATTTAGACCCACAAATTTATCTAGATGAAAAACAAAAATTAAAAGATGATTTTATGACTAAAGGTCCAAGTGTATATGGGAAAGAACAAGTGTACGGAACACAAGGAACTTTTGGAGGAGAGCCCTTAGCATCAGGAGGCTTAGCTAATTTAATGAAAAAATATAATGACTAAAGATAATCCAACACTTGTAAAAAACATGAAACATGTTAAATGGGAGAGTATCCCTCCACTTAAAGGACCAGACCCTAAAGGGTTGATTAAAGAGAAGAAACAAGATAAACCCATACAGGAGAAAAAATATGGCAGATATAGATAAGGGACTCCCTAACACACGATCTCAGATTGAGATTCCTTCAGAAGAAGAATTGCAAGAAGTTGCTCTTCAAGACGAAGACGTAGAAGAATTAAAAGGACCAGTTGAAGTTATCCCTGAAGAGGATGGCGGAGCAACAATAGACTATGATCCAGGTGCAATTAATACACCGGGCACAGAAGCACACTTTGATAACCTAGCAGATATTTTACCAGAAGATGTTGTTGAACCAGTTGGTTTTGAAATGGTTCAAAACTACATGGATTACAAGTCATCAAGAAAAGAATGGGAAAGCGCTTACACAAGTGGTCTTGATCTTTTAGGATTTAAATACGAAAACAGAACAGAACCTTTTCAAGGAGCTAGTGGTGCAACTCACCCAGTTCTAGCAGAAGCAGTTACACAGTTTCAAGCTCAAGCTTACAAAGAATTATTACCTAGCGATGGACCCGTAAGAACACAAGTAATTGGTATCAAGAATCCACAAACAGAACAACAAGCAAACCGTGTCAAAGATTATATGAATTATTTAATCATGGATACAATGAAAGAATATGAATCTGAATTTGATTCTATGTTATTTCATTTACCACTTGCAGGTTCTACATTTAAAAAAATTTACTACGACGTACCACTTGGAAGAGTGGTATCGAAGTTTGTACCAGCGGATGAACTAATTGTTCCGTACACAGCTACCTCATTAGATGATGCGGAAGCAGTTATTCATACCGTGAAAGTCTC